AAGGAGAACAGAGACTACAGAATCAAGATTGATGGCAAAGAATACTACCGCACTCGTGTAGAAGATTTGCTGTATGTTGAGGAAGAAGAGACATTTGTGCTTTAACTTACGATTATGATTGATCAGGAGCACCTTATGGATATACTGGCAGAAGAGGAATGCCTTACTGCCGATGGCTTTGAAGACGCCCTAGTGGGATGCACCTACGGAGCCAACGTAGTTGCCGTATACGACATCAACAAGATGATCGAGGTTCTTATCTGCGAAGGCATGGATTACGATGATGCTGTAGAGTTCCTTGACTACAATGTGGTCAGCGCACACATGGGGGAGAAAACACCTTTATACATCAACTTTGTCACGGAAGAAGTTTACAACGATTGAAGCAGCTGAGCGCTTGATGGCTTCTATGGAGGTGGCCATCAACAACATGATCGATGAGATCAAGAAGCCAGTAGATCCAGAGATCAACGGAAGCGCAAGAAAAGCGGAGCTTCAGTCGATCAAGCAGACGGCAACAGATGCAAAAGAGTTGCTGGTAGAGCGACAGCGGTTAGAACAAATGATCAAAGACCTAAAAAACAATGGGGGAATCGAAGAAGCCAAAGACTACTCAGGAGGATTCGCAGAAAAGTTCTCAAAGTAAGTTTTCCTGGTGGCAGGACGAGGTATACCTCAACAGTCGCATGAACATAATTGGACAAAACGGGAATGACGGAGTTCATTACTTTTGGGAAGATTCGTGGAATCAAAAAACAAAGCATCATGAGCAACGCAGTCTGGCTGATGGACTTCCTCCTAATACTAGCTCTCTACGGGACGATACTACCACCTGATAGTGCTGGCCACAATGTAGACTACAATCAGGACGGAGTCATCGATGTACACGATCTGATGGATCACCTTCAGAACAAACCTCAAGTAACTGATTTTAAAGAAACAAACACGCCCTCGTAGCTCAGCTGGATAGAGCAACAGCCTTCTAAGCTGTGGGTCCCAGGTTCGAATCCTGGCGGGGGTACAAATTAAATATCATGAGATTACAGAAACAAGAACACGTCTCTAAGCGCGTCAAGCGTAAGGGGGTTCACGCAAAGACTAAGCAGTCTAAGATCAAGAAGTCTAAGAACTACAAGAAGCCCTACGCTTCTCAAGGGCGTTAATCATGGCTGACTATATCTGCGACTGCAAAGACAAGCACGAGGAGTCACGATCTGGTGTGTCCATCAAGTTCGGGAACGATGGGGCGTACCATGACATCAAGTGCCCTTGTGGTAAGTACATGAAGCTGAAGAACCCGAAGGAGGGAGTACCCTCTTTCAAGAGAGACAGCCACGGACGTGTCTACTGATGACAAGGATACTATCTCAATTTGTCCCAACGGTACGAAAGGTGAGAGTCTTACAATCGGTGGGCTGGACATTGTTCTTCCCGCTCAGCCGCCCAAAGAACAAATTGCAGGATATGGAAAGCCAAATGGCATGCAGCTGTGGCAAAGGACTGCTATGCCTCAGGAACTGTCTCGTATTAAATCTATGGATGAGTGGTCCGAGACGCCCCGAGAGTTTCGAGAAAAGTTTCGTCCGTATATCGAAGAAGAGTTTCGACGTAGGCGTGAAGGCTTTTGGTTCTATAATGACGGTGTACCTACGTATATCACGGGGAGGCACTATATGATGCTGCAATGGACCCGAATGGATATCGGGTATCCAGACTACTTAGAGTTCCAAAGAAAAATTTTTGTACATTTAGCTGCGTGCGAGGCAGATCCCCGATGTATCGGGCAGATGTATACCAAGTGCAGACGGAGTGGATACACGAATATGTGTTCCTCCGTGTTGCTTGATGAGGCCACGCAAGTTAAAGACAAACTCCTAGGCATACAGTCGAAGACTGGTAAGGACGCCCAGGAGAATATATTCATGAAGAAGGTGGTCCAGATGTTTCGGCATTACCCTTTCTTCTTTAAACCCATTCAAGATGGAACGACCAATCCGCGCATGGAGCTGGCTTTTCGCGAGCCGTCTAAGAGAATCACGAAGAACAATAAGACTGCGACGTCGGGCGAAGCTCTTAATACGGTAATCAACTGGAAGAACACTACCAATAACGCTTACGATGGAGAGAAGTTACACCTGCTTTATCTAGATGAGGCTGGTAAGTGGGAAAAGCCTACGGATATTCGTGACGCTTGGAGGATACAGCGCACGTGTCTTATTGTGGGCCGCAAGATTGTGGGAAAGGCTATGGTGGGTTCTACTGTGAACCCCATGGACAAAGGCGGTAAGGAGTACAAGGATCTTTGGAAAGACTCCAATCCAAACGAAAGAAACGCCAACGGTAGGACTAGGTCTGGTCTTTACAGGCTTTTTATCCCATCCTTTGAATCTCTTGAAGGTTTCTTTGACAAGCACGGTAGGCCGATTGTCGATGACCCATCTAACCCTATCGATGGGCTTGATGGTGAGCCAGTGGACAAGGGGGCGAAGTCTTTTCTAAAGAATGAGAGGGACAGCCTCAAGGGCGACCCGTCTGAACTCAACGAGGTTACAAGGCAGTTCCCTTTTACTGAAGACGAGGCGTTTCGTGATAGTATCGACGGTAGCCTTTTTAACGTAGGTAAGATCTATCAGCAGGTAGAGTACAACGATGAACTCTTTCCCAACCCCGTAGTCAAGGGTAACTTCATCTGGAAGGACAAAGACAAAGAAGTCGTGTTCTCCCCAGACGTAAACGGTAGGTTCCGTGTTGCATGGATGCCGCCTATGGAGCAGCGCAATGTTATCCGCATAGATCAAGGCAAGCGCGTAGCCCCTCATGCCGATAGGGGCTGTGGAGGTGTTGACTCCTATGACCTAGACTCTACGGTAGATGGAAGAGGATCTAAGGGTGCCCTACACCTGTACAACAAGTTTCATATCGAGAACCCATCGAACATGTTTGTTGTAGAGTATGCGTCACGACCAGACCTTGCCAAGATATTCTATGAGGATGTACTCATGGCATCTTTCTTTTACGGGTACCCACTCCTTGTGGAGAACAACAAGTACGGTATCGTAAGATACTTTGAATCAAGAGGTTACGATGGCTACTTGATGGATAGGCCAGATCATCTCAAGTCTGCCAACTCAAAGATCAATGTTAAGACGAAGGGTATTCCTTCAAACTCTCAGGATGTGATTCAGTCTCATGCTCAGGCTATTGAGCAGTACATATACGATCACGTTGGTGTTAACAATAACACTGGAGATATGGGCAAGATGTACTTCAATAGAACTCTAGAGGATTGGATTGGATTTAAGATCAACGACAGAACAAAGTTTGACTTGACGATTAGCTCTGGACTGGCTTTGCTTGCTGCACAAAAGTCAAAACCCAAGGAGCGAAGCAACTTTACTGAGCGCAAGTTCTTCAGAAGATATCGGTAAACTCTTCATTTGTTATATTTGTGCCAATGTATAGCAGCAATAACAAGAAGTCGGGATTCCCAGATCCACTAGCGGATTATTCTGCGAAGCAGGACATGTCATACGGCCTGCAATACGGTAAGGCCATCTACCAGCAATGGGGGCAGTCTACGGACACACACTCTCTGTACGGCAGAAGAAACAAGATCTTCAGCAGAAACAGAGACTACGCAAACGGCACACAAGATACCACGATCTACAAGCAGCTCTTGAACTCTCTCGGACCAGAGAAGGGCGACGGAAGCTTGTTGAACCTTGACTACACGCCAGTACCTATACTGCCGAAGTTTGTCAAGATTGTGATGAACAAGATCCTGTCCAGGGATCCATACCCAAACCTTGAGTCTATCGACCCTATCTCTTCTTCAGAGAAGAACCGAAAGAAAGATAGAATCAAGATGCAGGTTCAGGCTCGTCAGGAGCTGATGGCCCTGAAGGAGCAGACAGGCGTAGTTCTAGATATGGACCCAGATCAGATCCCCGAGACTGTCGAGGAGGCTGAGATGTTCATGGACACCAACATCAAGACCGATGCAGAAGTGGCAGCGCAAGTGGCCACCAACATGACATTGTCTTGGGCGAACTTCAACGACACCACATTCAGGAGAGCAGTGATGGACCTCGTGTCCCTCGGCATGTGCGTGGTGAAGAGAAGCAACGACCCTAACAAGGGTATCGACGTTGAGTATGTTGACCCAGTCAACTTCGTTCATAGCTACACTGAGGATCACAACTTTGGGGATCTCGTTTACGCAGGTCACATCAAGCGCATTCCTATTCAGGAACTGAAGAGGCTTGCTGGTGACGACCTCACTGAGGAGGATTTTAAGGAGATCGCCAACAAGGTGAAGGACAAGCACAACAACGACGCAACTCGTTTTAACTCCTCTCACTACGACGATAGATACTCTCGCACCATCTATGGTTACGATGAGTACATGGTAGAGGTTCTCGACTTTGAGTTCATCTCTATCGACACCATGCACTTCGAGGAGAAGGAGAGCCGTCATGGCAACACT